CGGTCAGGGCATGGTAACTGGTGATGCTGAGAACCTCGGCGATGCTGCTGGTGATCAGTTCAACCAGATGGCATTCTCAATCGAGAAAGTCACCGTTACTGCGAAGTCCAGAGCACTGAAGGCTGAGTACTCACTTGAGCTTGCTCAGGACCTGAAGGCAATCCATGGTCTGAATGCTGAGGCTGAACTCGCAAACATTCTCTCAACCGAGATTCTTGCTGAGATCAACCGTGAAGTTATCAGAACCATCTACAAGATTGCTGAACAGGGTGCTGTAGAAAATACCGCAACTGCTGGTGTATTCGACCTCGACATCGACTCCAACGGTCGTTGGTCAGTTGAGAAGTTCAAGGGTCTTCTGTTCCAGATCGAAAGAGATGCTAACAGAATTGCTCAGAGAACTCGTCGTGGAAAGGGTAACATCATCATGTGTTCTGCTGACGTTGCTTCAGCACTGACCATGGCTGGTGTTCTCGATTACACCCCTGCTCTGAATGCTAACCTGAACGTTGATGATACCGGCAACACCTTTGCTGGTACTATCCAAGGTAAGTACAGAGTATACATCGACCCATATTCGGCAAACCTTGCTGCCGATAACGGTGGTCTCGCACAAGGCACCAACCAATACTACGTTGTTGGTTATAAGGGTTCCAGTGCATATGATGCTGGTCTGTTCTATTGCCCATACGTTCCTCTCCAGATGGTACGTGCTGTTGGTGAGAACACCTTCCAGCCTAAGATCGGCTTTAAGACCCGTTATGGTATCGTTGCAAACCCATTTGCAGAAGGTACTACCCAGGGTCTCGGTCGTCTGCGTGTTAACAGCAACCGTTACTACAGAAGAGTTGCTGTTAAGAACCTCATGTGATCTAATTCACAAAGGTTCTCAGGGGTCCGAAAGGACCCCTTTTTTTATCTAAATAATTCAAAAAATGGCAGTCACAAACGCATATAAGAATCAGATACAGAATAGAAACTTTCTATCTCCTGTAGGATTCAAATTTACATTAAACAGAGCACCCAAAGTAGCATTCTTCGGAAACTCAGCAAATATTCCTGGAATGACTTTAGGATTGGCAGTTCAATCAACATATCTTAAGGATATTGATATTCCTGGAGATAAGATAACCTTTAATGACTTAACTCTTAGATTTCTTGTCGATGAAAATCTTGAAAACTACATGGAAATTCAAAACTGGATTCGTGGTATTGGATATCCAGAAAGCCTTGATGAGATTTATGCCTGGCAAAGATCAAATCCAAACATGAGTCTGCAAGAAAAATCGCAGATGAATTTATATTCTGACGCAACTCTTTCAATTCTCACAAGTGCCAATAACTCAAACTTTAAAGTTAAGTTCTCTGATGTCTTTCCATATTCAATAACAGATCTTCAGTTCGATGCAACAGATAGTGATATTGATTATTTGACTGCAGAGGTTACTTTCAAGTATACTATTTACAATATCGTAGATAATGCGGACAATCCATTATGACTTTTGATTTGGATACAATCCAAAAAATGTGGGAGGAAGATTGTAAAATTGATCCTGACAACTTACATACAGAATCACTAAATATTGCAAGTTTACATGCAAAATATTTTGACATTTACAATAACATCATTCTTCTGAAAAAGAAAGCAGAACAACAAAGAAAAAACATTCGTCACGATCGTTATGAGTATTATACAGGAAAAGCAGATCCTGATGTTTATGTAGAAAATCCATTTCCTAAGAAAATTCGTGACAAGGAAACTCTTCAGAAATACTTAGATGCTGATGAGAAACTATCTCAAGTCTGTTTGAAGATTGACTACTACGATACAATGTTAAATTACATTGAAAGTATTCTTAAGATGATTCAAAACCGAACTTTTCAAATTAAGAACGCAATTGAATTTGTTAGATTTACTGCTGGACTGGGGTAAATAAATAAATTGAAGTAACTAATGCAATAAATGGAAGATATTTTTGAATCTTTAAAAGATGTGGATATGAGTGACTTAGATCAATATGAACCATTTGATGGTGGATATTGGAAAAAGGGATGGAAACATTCCGAAGAATCTAAGTTAAGAATGTCAGAATCAAAAAAAGGAAAGGAACCTTGGAATAAAGGAAAAACTTTACCAAATTATCATTCTGAGGAAACAAAAGAAAAAATGAGAAAAAGAATGATCGGTAATAGTTACACTAAAGGGAGAAAACTTTCTGAAGAAGAGAAGAAAAAAAGAAGTGAGAAATTAAAAGAATACTATGCCAAAAGAAGATCTATGGGGCACAAGAGATAAATAACCATAATTGAAAGGTTGTTTATGTGTGATTTAATTATTGAAAAATCTAATGAAGTTTTTTTAAAGATAAAAACACATCCACATATTGAGTATGAACTTAGGGACAGATTCACGTTTCAGGTAGAATCTGCCAAGTTTATGCCACAATATAGAAAGAGGAACTGGAATGGGGAAATTCATTTGTATGATATGAGATCCAAGCAGATTTATGTTGGACTCTTGGATAAGATTGTATCCTTCTGTAAGCAATATGGATACACTTATAAGTTTGACGATAATAAGTTTTACGGTTTACCCTTTGAAGTAAATGAAGAGATATCTTACGAGGGTGTAAAGGATTATATGAAATCTATTTGTACTCATTCTCCACGGGAGTATCAAATAGAGGGAGTATACGACGCTCTACGACATAACCGAAAATTATTGATATCACCCACTGCCTCAGGAAAATCCTTGATGATTTATTCCCTTGTAAGGTATTACGTAGATAAACAACAAAAAATTCTTTTAATTGTTCCGACGACATCTCTTGTAGAGCAGATGTACAAGGATTTCCAAGACTATGGTTGGGATGCTGAGTCATATTGTCACAAGATTTATTCGGGTAGAGAAAAGACAAATAAACATGCAGTTACAATTACTACTTGGCAATCAGTCTATAAGTTAGATCGTTCTTTCTTCGAAGACTATGGAGTTATTATAGGTGATGAGGCACATTTGTTCAAGAGTAAATCTCTAGTTCAGATTATGACTAAACTTCATCATGCAAAGTATCGTTTTGGATTTACTGGAACTCTTGACGGAACTCAAACTCATAAATGGGTTCTTGAAGGTTTATTTGGTCCATCATATAAAGTAACTAAGACTGCAGAACTGATGCAGCAAGGACATCTTTCTCAGTTAGATATTCAATGTCTTGTACTCAAACACCCTCCACAAAAGTTTGAAACTTATGAAGATGAGATTCAGTATTTGATTTCTCATGAACAAAGAAATAAGTTTATTACGAATCTATCTTTAGATTTGAAAGGAAATACTCTTGTTCTATTTTCACGAGTAGAAGCACATGGAGCAATCCTCTATGATATGATAAATAAGAATAACCGTGAAGATCGTAAAGTATTCTTTGTTCATGGTGGGGTGGATGCTGAAGAAAGAGAACTTGTAAGAGAAATTACCGAAAGAGAAAACAACGCAATCATCGTTGCTTCTTATGGAACTTTCTCTACAGGTATCAATATTAAAAGTCTCCATAATGTTATCTTTGCTTCACCCAGTAAATCAAGAGTTAGAAATCTTCAATCAATCGGAAGAGTACTTAGAAAAGGAAAAAATAAAACTAAAGCAGTCCTCTACGATATTTCTGATGATTGCACAATCCAATCAAGAAAGAACTATACCTTAAATCACTTCATAGAAAGAATTAAAATTTATAATGAAGAACAATTCAATTATGAGATAATCACTATTCAACTAAAGAGCAAATGATAGAAGATGATTTTTACTGCACACTTAAGTTAAAAACCGGAGAAGAAATCTTCGCAAAGGTAGCAGCTACTGAAGAAGATGATCGTACTCTCCTGTTAGTAACTAATCCAATTATCGTTGCTGAGATAAAAGGAAGAACTGGTGTAATGGGTTATAAAATAGAACCTTGGTTAAAGACAACCACAGAAGACATGTTCATTATCAATATCGATGATGTTCTTACCATGACTGAATCTTCTGATATTGAAATGATTTCTATGTATCAGACATATTGTAGAGAGTCTGATAAAACAAGAAAGAATCAAGCAAAAATATCTCGTAAGATGGGATATGTTGCTAATGTCAATGATGCTAAAGAGATCTTAGAGAAACTCTTTAAAGATAGCTAAAGCCTGATCTTCAAACCCAACAAAGGTATTCTACAGAGTTTTTAGAACCTTGTCAACTATTTGAATAAGTGCTATAATTCATACATATTATGAGATAACCTAATGATAACCACAGCAGTTATGACCAAGAGAAAGAGGTCAGAGCATTACGTAAACAACAAAGAGTTTCTTGCAGCACTTATTAGATATCGTGAAGATATTGAAATTGCTAAAATCAAAGGCAATCCAAAGCCACAAATTCCCAGGTACATTGGAGAATGTTTCCTAAAGATTGCTAATCACTTATCATTCAAACCAAACTTTGTCAATTACATGTTCAAAGAGGACATGATTTCTGATGGTATTGAAAATTGTGTTCAATACATTCATAATTTCAATCCAGAAAAATCACAGAATCCTTTTGCTTACTTCACTCAGATTATTCACTACGCATTCCTGAGACGCATTCAGAAAGAGAAGAAGCAATTGGAAATTAAGAACAAGATTCTGGAAAGAACTGGATTCGATCAGGTGTTTGACAGTGGAAGTGTTGACGGATCAGACTACTCCGACTATAATTCTATTAAGGATGCAGTTCACTCCAAACTTCGTTATTGATGAAAGTAGCAATTATTACTGACCAACACTTTGGAGCACGAAAGAATTCTAAACTCTTTCATGATTATTTCCTAAAGTTCTACAATGATGTATTTTTCCCAACACTCGAAGAGCATGGGATTACTACCGTTGTAGACATGGGAGATACTTTTGATAGTCGTAAAGGAATTGATTTCTCTGCTTTATCGTGGGCAAAGAATAATTACTATGATCGTCTGAACGAAATGGGTGTAAAGGTTCATACAATTGTAGGGAACCACACTGCTTACTACAAAAACACAAATCAGGTAAATGCGGTTGATCTACTTCTGCGTGAATATGATAATGTGACTGTATATTCGGAACCAACCGAAGTGATGTTGGGACAACTACCAACTCTTTTTATTCCATGGATCAATCAAGAAAATGAGGAAAGCACTCTCAAACTTATTCAAAAGACAACTTGCCTATGTGCGATGGGGCACCTTGAACTCCAAGGATTTAGAGTTAATAACCAAATCGTCATGGAGCATGGTTTGGAGAGCAAACTATTTGACAAGTTCTCCAGGGTCTACTCGGGACACTATCACACTCGATCAAACAACGGAATAGTCTTCTATCTAGGAAATCCTTATGAGTTGTATTGGAACGATGTAAACGATACTAGAGGTTTTCATATCTTTGATACCGAAACTCTAGAACATACTTCGGTCAATAATCCTCACAGAATGTTTTATAACATTTACTATGAGGATACAAACTATCAAACTTTTGACACTCGTGAATATCAGAACAAGATTGTTCGAGTGATTGTTCGTAAGAAAACAGATCTCAAGAAGTTTGAAAAGTTCATTGATAAACTTTATAGTTCTAATGTTGCTGAACTCAAAGTTGTAGAGAACTTCCAAATTCAAGAGAATGAAGAGTTTGAAGCATTTGAATCAGAAGATACACTTTCTATCTTGAATAGATATGTAGAGGAATCAGAAATTGAACTGGATAAATCCATTGTTCAGAAACTTATTTCCGAAGTATATCAAGAGGCTTGCGAATTAGTGTAGATGTTTATCCTAACAATCAGTGGCAGAGAAGATGAAGGTGCTTATTCAGTAGTCAATGAAGAAGGAGATCAAGTTCTCTATCTCTTTGAAGAAGAAGATGATGCGACTCGTTTTGCCATGATGTTGGAAGAAGATGATTACCCTGAAATGCATGTAATGGAAATCGATGATGATCTACTTGTAAATGTTTGTGAAATGCACGGACATGAGTATGTTATCATTACACCTAATGACATTGTGATTCCCCCTAAAGAAAATGATATTGTTTGAAAAAATCCGTTGGAAGAACTTTCTTTCTACTGGAAACCAATTCACTGAAGTTGAACTGAATAAAAATTCAACCACCTTGATTGTG